AGTTGACTTTGATATTTCTATTAATGTTTCTGATTCTGAACTCACATGTTCTTTAACTGCCGCACAGACATCGCTCTTAAAATACGGCAGATATGTATATGATATCGAGATTCTTTCGGGCGACGATCCTGCAGCAGTAACACGTGTTGTCGAAGGTCAAGTTGACGTGACACCTAGAGTCACACAAAACATCTAATGATCAATGCAAGCATAAATACTTCGGATCTAGAGCATTGCCAAATGAGATTCTAGTGTTTGGAGTGTATAAATAGAAGTATGGCTAAACCAAATTCCAGACAAACATTAATCGACTACTGCATGCGGTCTCTTGGTGCACCAGTCATCGAGATTAATGTTGACGAAGATCAGATTGAAGATCGTGTTGATGAAGCGATTCAGTTTTATCAAGAGTATCACTCTGACTCTATTGTTAGGGTATATCTTAAACATCAGGTAACATCTGATGATGTATCTAATGCATATATTACTTTACCAGATAATCTTTTATTTGTAAATAGAATCTTTCCGTTTAGTAGTTCTAAAAATTCTACTGGAATGTTTTCCGTAGATTATCAGATACACTTGAATGATATCTTCGACCTGAATAATGCGGAGGGAATAGTTCATTATGAAATGACTAAGCAGTATCTTTCTATACTTGATCGGCAAGTGAATGGAATGCAGCAACTTTCTACATTCTCAAGACATCAAAACAGATTGTATGTTGAAGCCGACTGGAGTTCAAAGATTGGAGTTGGAGAATATATCATTGTTGAAGGTTATGAAACAATTGATCCAGATACACATAATGATGTTTACAATGATCGATTCCTAAAGAAATATGTGACTGCACTTATCAAACGACAGTGGGGTTTAAATTTAATTAAATTCGAAGGAATGCAATTGCCAGGTGGTGTCACACTTAATGGCAGACAGATCTATGATGATGCAGTCCAAGATATTGAGAAGATTGAAGAGCAGATGCAACTCACATACGAGATGCCGCCAGACTTCTTTGTTGGATAACGCATCATGCCAAGAAATCAATATTTTAGTTTAGGCACAACGTCTGAAAAGAATCTCTATGAAGATATAGTCATAGAGGGTCTTCGTATATACGGGCATGATGTATATTATCTGCCACGAAGTATTATTAATGAAGATGGTATTTTCAATGAAGCATCTCTGAGTGAATTTGGCGAGGCATTTCAAATTGAAATGTATGTCGAAAACATTGATGGCTTTGAAGGAGAAGGTGATTTACTTTCTAAGTTCGGCTTAGAGATGAGAGATCAGATGAGTTTGGTTGTCGCTAATCGTAGATGGGAACAGCTTGTTGGTAGGTTTCAGACTGTACCTGAATCAAGACCTCAAGAGGGTGATTTAATCTATTTTCCATTAGTCAAGGGTTTGTTTGAGATTCGGTATGTAGAAGAAGAGACACCTTTCTATCAATTACAGAATATTCCAACATTCAAATTGAAGTGTGAGTTATTTGAATACTCTAATGAAGCGATTGATACGGGAATTGGAGAGATTGATAAATTCGAAACAGACTTTGCAAGTAGAACCACACTCACTCTTGGAACAGGAACAGGAACATTTGCTACTGGTGAAGATGTCACACAAACAGTTGGCGCTCTTACAATTAGTGGAGAGATCGCTGAGATAAGAAGCGGAGAAGTTGATGTAGTTGGAATCACATCAAGTGATGGAACCAACGTGTCATTCAGCATCACTGGTGACTCTAATGGAAATATAATTGGTTCAACATCCGGCGCGTCTTATGCTATTACATTAAAGGATACATTTAATAACATGGATGAGTTTGATGCCTTTGCAGATAATGAAGAATTTGAATCTATTGGAAATAACTTCATTGACTTCACTGAAATGAATCCATTTGGAACACCTAATATAACATAATGCTTACAGGAAATCACTTTTACAATCAGACACTAAAGAAGTCTGTTGCTGTGTTTGGCACTATTTTCAACAATCTTCGTGTTGTTAAACATGGCGGTGTTGAGGAGAGAGTGCCTATTGCCTATGGGCCGAGACAGAAGTTCTTGGCTAGACTCGCGCAGTCGAGTCGGCAGGATGAGACCATTGCAATCAAGGTGCCAAGATTGAGTTTTGAAATAACTGATTTATCATATGATTCAACAATTAATCTGAATAAGATGAATAAATCACCCTTTTCGATATCGGGTGATCCTTCATCAAGGGCTATCTTAAATCAAAGTGTTCCATACACCTTATCTATAGAGTTAAATGTAATATCAAAGACTCAAGATGAGGCGCTTCAGATAGTCGAACAAATTCTTCCGACGTTTTCTCCAGAATATACAGTGGCGATTAATGATATGAATGGCCCAGGATCGTCAGCGGATGTTCCCATCATACTTAACTCCGTTTCCATCCCAAATGAATATGAAGGTGATTTCGAAACACGAGGTGTTATAATCTACACACTATCATTCTCAATGAAGATTCGTTTCATTGGCACGACAGTTAATAGACCTATAATCCGATCTGTCACAACAGATTTTTATAACGACTTATCTGTAGAGGATACGCCATTAGATGCAGTGGATCGAGTACATACTGAATTAGGTTCTGAAAATGATACACCTGATAATTTTACAACCAAGACTACATTTGGTTTTGATGACTCTCCATAGTTATATATTATGAATAAGACTAAAGATGACATTCTAAATGCTCTTGAAATAAATCTTCCTAGACAATTAAAACAGATAAAAACTGAGGTTGCTCAGACGGAGATTGTTGCTGATACTGAAGAGGATTATGCATATTCAAGGGATAAGATTAAAGACCTTATCGCCAAGTCTGAAGAGGCTATTGATACTATGATGGCTCTGGCAAGTGAGACCGAACATCCAAGAGCCTTTGAAGTTCTATCTGGTATGTTCAAGACCACTACCGATATGATGGATCAACTTATTACTCTACAAAAGAAGAGAAGGGAATTAACACAATCGGAGGAACAGAAACCCGCTGTTGGTAGTACCACAAATAATGCAATCTTCGTAGGTTCAACCACAGAACTACAGAAGTTTTTGAGTAAAAATGATGGATAGTCATAAGAATACTTATCTTGGCAACGCTTTAGTTAAGAGAGATGGTGTTCAAGATAGCTTTACACAAGAGGAAGTTTCTGAGTACGTAAAGTGTATGAAAGATCCGATATACTTTGCATCTAAGTATGTTAAGGTAATATCACTTGATGATGGTTTAATACCATTCACACCATATGATTATCAAGAGAGAATGTTTAAACACTTCAATGAGAATCGATTCTCTATTGTGTTAGCATGTCGGCAGTCTGGTAAAAGTATTAGTACAGTTATTTACATTCTGTGGTATGCAGTCTTTCATCCTGAAAAGACAATTGCGATCCTTGCGAATAAGGGTGCAACAGCAAGAGAGATGTTATCGCGGGTCACATTAGCACTTGAGAATCTCCCATTCTTTTTACAGCCTGGATGTAAGGCTTTGAATAAGGGTAATATCACATTCGGAAATAACACTAAGATTATTGCCGCGGCGACTTCTGGTTCTTCTATTCGTGGTCTATCAGTGAATCTTCTTTTCCTTGACGAGTTTGCTTTCGTTGAAAATGCTGCTGAATTCTACACATCAACATACCCTGTTGTTTCGGCAGGTAAAGAGACTAAGGTGATTATTACATCTACGGCAAATGGTGTTGGTAATGTTTTTCATCGATTATACGAAGGTGCTGTACAGAAGAGAAATGAATTCAAAGCATTTCGTGTAGATTGGTGGGATGTTCCTGGTCGAGATGAAGAATGGAAAAGACAAACCATTGCAAACACATCGGAAATTCAATTTGAACAGGAGTTCGGTAACTCTTTTCACGGCAGATCAAATACTCTAATTAACTCAGATTCTATTCTTGCTTTAAAAGCTCAAGAACCTATAGAATATAAGAATGGTGTTTCATATTATGAAAAGCCCATTGCTGGCCACACATATGTAATGTGCATCGATGTTTCGAAGGGAAGAGGACAGGACTATTCAACATTTAATATCTTTGACGTTCAGTCAGATAGATTTAAACAGGTGTGTACATTTAGAGATAACATGGTATCTCCATTGATATTTCCAGACATCATTGTTAAGATTGCAAATCTCTATAATGAGGCTATTGTTCTTATCGAGAATAATGATGTTGGACAGGTGGTTTGTAATGCAGTGTATTATGACTATGAATATGATAATACATTTATTCAGTCTTCGACTAAAGCTGGCGGTATCGGAGTCACAATGTCAAAGAGGATTAAGAGGATAGGTTGCTCAAATCTAAAGGACATTATCGAACTTGGTAAACTTGAGATTATAGATGCCGATACTATATCGGAGATGGCTACATTTGAGGTTCATGGATCTTCTTATGCAGCAAGTGGAGGCAATCATGATGATCTTGTGATGAATTTAGTTCTCTTTGCTTGGTTTATATCATCCGATGCCTTCGGTAACATACTCGAAATGGATTTAAAGGATATGTTATATCAAGATAAGATAAGAGAGATTGAAAATGATCTATTACCTTTCGGATTTATTGATGATAATAAACAAGGGCCTGTTCGTAATGAGACACATGATAAACTAGTGGCTCAACAGAAGAATTGGTTAGAATTCTAGAGATCTTTATATATATAAATAAGCATGAGTGACGTGAAATAATTCTTGTTATTTATACAAACATCTTATTATACAACTATAACAAACTGAAAGGAACAATATGGGTTTTCAAGTATCACCTGGAGTCGAGGTTAAAGAAATCGACCTAACAAATGTCATACCGGCAGTATCCGCATCAATTGGCGGATTTGCAGGGTATTTTAAATGGGGGCCTGTTGATCAGGTATCTCTTATTTCGTCCGAGAAGGGTCTGATCCAAGCTTTTGGAACTCCAGACACTTCTGTTCTCTATGCTGATCCGTTTTTCCAAGCGGCTTCATTCCTTCAATATGCATCTGCTCTAAAAGTAGTTCGTGGTGGTAACTCCGATACATTCTCAAATGCATCGGATGCAGACAACAGTCTAGATTCACCACTAAATCGTACAGGTGTATGGATTCCTAATCAATCATACTTTGAAGATGTTTTCACAGATAGTGAAGGTGGCACATTTGCTGCTAGATTTCCGGGTGAAGCTGGTAATTCTCTTAAAGTTTATGCTTTGAATACAACCGATTACAACGCATTGATCACCGCGTCTCCACATACTGAGGAAGAACTGAACGTATACAACTCATTTGATCTTGCACCTGATGCAGGTGAAATTCATGTTGCCATCGTTGATGTAAAAGGTGCATTCGGTGTAGCAGGTCAAGTTATTGAAAGACATGTTGGTTTAAGTGTAGACAAAGGTGCTAAGGCCGAGAATGGTGGAAGTAATTATATCAAAGGTGTTATTAATTCGAGATCGAGATATATTTATTGCATCTTAGATGATACCAATGATTTAAATGGAGATTCATTCACAATGTCTGGAGACTCTCCATTAGCGGGCGTCGGTGTATTCCAGCTCAAAGGTGGTATTGAAGCTCAGGATAACTTGAAACTAGAAGCTGATATTAAAAATGCATTAGATCTCCTTTCAGATACAGAGACAGAAGATATAAGTCTTCTCTTCTCTCAGATTAATGACGACGGCGCCGTGATTCAGAATCACATTCATGCGATTGCGACGAGTAGGAAAGATGCAATGGCATTCCTTTCTCCACCGAAGGAAGATACAGTGGGTCAGATTAATCCGCTGGCTAGTGTTTTGGCATTCGCCAACGATACTTCGACCGAGGGCGGCCTAAAAAATCGGGATGCGGAGGGATCTTATGGTTTCATCGATTCTGGTGCAGTGTATATCTATGATCGTTATAATGATGTATATCGTTATATCCCAGCAAATGGTCACATTGCAGGTCTCTGTGCTAACACAGATGATGTTGCAGAACCTTGGTTCTCACCAGCTGGTCTCAATCGTGGAAGTCTTCGCAATGTCGTGAAGGTTGCTTATAACCCTAAGAAAGCAGATAGAGATGAACTCTATAAAGCTGGTGTTAATCCAGTTGCTGGTTTCCCAGGTAGTGGCATCGTTCTCTTCGGTGATAAGACTGCACAAGCTAAACCATCTGCCTTTGATAGAATCAATGTTCGTAGATTGTTTATCGTTCTCGAAAAAGCAATTGCAACTGCAGCTAAGTATCAGTTGTTCGAAATTAATGATGAATTCACCAGATCTTCTTTCAAGAATTCTGTTGAGCCATTCTTGAGAGGTGTTCAAGCCCGTCGTGGTATCACTGATTTCCTTGTTGTGTGTGATGATAGCAACAATGATGCAGGTGTTGTTGATTCTTCTAATTTTGTTGCTGATATTTATATTAAGCCAACAAAGTCTATCAACTTCGTAAACCTGAACTTCGTCGCGACACGAACTGGTGTTGAATTCTCAGAGATCGCTGGTCGATCTAACGCTTAATAAATTAAAGAAAGAAAGGAAATAAAAAATTATGTCAGATTTTAAAGTAGATACCCTTAAGGGTAAATTAGGGGGAGGCGGAGCACGCGCCAACCTTTTTAAATGCACGTTCTCGGGCGCAAACGGACTCACAGGTGATGCAGGCGATAAGGCAACACATCTATGTAAAGCCGCTTCGCTTCCGGGTTCAGTAGTTGGTCAGGTTGATATACCATTTCGAGGTCGAGTATTGAAAGTCGCGGGAGACCGCACATTCGAAAACTGGACTGTGACATTCATCAATGATGAGGATTTTGCAATTCGGGATCAATTTGAAACTTGGATGAACAAAATTAATGGTCATGAGAATGGAAAAGGTGAAGTAGACCCTGAAAAATATCAGAGTGTTTTGACAGTTGAGCAACTTAGCCGAGACAAGACCTCGAAGGGATTGAAGAAAATCATCCTTGATGGTGCTTTCCCTGTTAACATCTCTTCGATCGATCTCAGTTATGATACAACCGATGCGGTTGAAGAATTTACTGTTGAGTTCGCTTATAACTACTATAAAACTAACACAACTACTTAGTTAGTTAGTTAGTAAGTAATTAAAAAATTATGGGCTCCTCAATCTTGGGGAGCCCATATATTTTCGTATAAATAACATATATGAATCTATTTGGATATGAAATTAGTAAAAAGATTACGTCGAGAGAAACAAAACTCGATAAAGATCTAAAATCATTTGTTACACCACGTGACGAGGAAGGCTCTTCTTCTGTTGCTACAACTGGTGGATACTACGGTCAATACGTCGATATTGATGGTACTAGTAGTGACAGCTCATCAGAGTTGATTGTTAAGTATCGGGAATCTGCATCACAACCAGAGTGTGATCAGGCCATTAATGATATTGTTGACGGAGCTATTGCATCGGGGGATGATTCTGCACCCGCTGCATTAAATATGAACGACTCTGAATTACCAGATTCAATCAAGAAGCAGATTCAAGAAGAATTTAGTAAGGTACTATCCTTATATAAGTTCAATCGTAGGGCGTCTGATCTATTTAAGGAATGGTATATAGACGGCCGACTATACTTTCACGTCATAACTGATGAAAAGAATTTTAATAAAGGTATCAAAGAGCTTAGACAGGTAAATCCTTTACATCTTAAAAAGGTTAAAGAGGTTAAAAAAGTTCTTGATCCAAAGACTGGGGCCAAAATCCCAAAGACTGTATCTGAATATTATATTTACTCAGAGGGTGGCGATGGTTCCGGTTCAGATGTTGGATTTAAGATTGCCAAAGAAGCAATCATCGCGTGCCCTTCTGGTTTACTTGATGTTAATCAAGAAAATATAATAGGACATTTACATAAGTCAATGAAGTTGGTGAATCAACTTCGAATGATGGAAGATTCATTAGTGATGTATCGTGTATCACGTGCACCAGAAAGACGAATCTTCTATATTGATGTCGGCAATCTTCCAAAGGGTAAGGCTGAAGAATATGTACAATCTGTGATGAGTAAATATCGCAACAAGCTTGTATATGATTCGGCTACAGGTGAGATTAGAGATGATACCCGACATATGTCGATGCTTGAAGATTTTTATATGCCACGAAGAGAAGGTGGTAGAGGTACAGAGATTACGACTCTTCCTGGTGGAGAGAATCTTGGACAGATTGAAGATGTTGTATTCTTTCAGAAGAAACTTTATAGATCTTTGAATGTGCCTATTGCAAGACTTGAACAAGATACTACTCATGCATTTGGACGACCAAGTGAAGTATCTCGTGACGAAGTTAAATTTCAGAAATTCATTGATAAGCTTAGAAACAAATTCTCTTTTCTATTGATTGATGCTCTACGAATTCAGTTAATCCTAAAGGGTGTTATTAAACAGTCTGAATGGGATACAATCGAAGAGAGTATTGCAATCAATTATGTTGAAGATAATTACTTCTCTGAATTGAAGGAAGCCGAGATTATCAAAGAGCGTGTTGAAGCCCTTAATATTGTCAATGAATTTGTTGGTCAATACTACTCTAAGGCTTGGGTCCGCAGAACGATCTTGAAGCAAACTGATGAAGATATTAGAAAAATTCAAGATGAGATTGAAGATGAGAAAAAAGATGAGCCAGATGATGATTTGGACATTTAAAAATAACAATTATTATAAATAGATACTATGAACAATACAGAAAAACTTTTTAATGATTTAGTGAATAATGATGAGCAGGCTGCTATGAGTTCTTTCACAGTAGCAATTCAAGATAAACTTGATCAAGTTATGGCAGTGAGGAAAGTTGCTATTACATCTGAAGTCTTTAATCAAGCTACTGTTGAAGAGTCAACTGAACTTGAGGAGGCTGCTATCGAGATTACATTCAAGAAGGGTAAGTCTTCTAAGAAGGAGATTGCTAAATTTAAAAATCAGAAGGAATTCGAGAAGTGGTTCATTAAACATGAAGATGATATTGAAATCACTTCACACAAAGGATTAGAAGAATAATATGAAATTAATCACAGAACATTTAGATTCAAACCTCGAATTTCTCATTGAGAAAGATGAGAAGGGTAACAAGAATACCTACATCGAGGGTGTCTTTATGCAAGCGGAGCAGAAAAACCGCAACAATAGAATTTATCCTAAAAACGTATTAACTGAGGCATGTGACAAATACGTAAAGGAGCAGGTTAAAACTGGAAGAGCTGTTGGTGAGTTGAATCACCCAGAAGGCCCAGCAATTAACCTTGATAAAGTTTCGCACAGAATTACCGAACTTAATTGGGATGGTAATGATGTTGTTGGAAAGGCACTTATACTGAATACGCCAATGGGTAATATAGTGAAAGGACTTATTGAAGGTGGATGTAAGTTAGGTGTCTCAAGTCGTGGTATGGGAACAGTTGAAAGCAGGAATAGTAAGACCTATGTGAAGAGTGATTTTATGCTCTCCACAGTGGACATTGTACAAGATCCTTCTGCACCGGAAGCATTCGTTAATGGAATAATGGAAGGTGTTGAATGGATTTATGAGAATGGTATTCTTAAACCTCAACAGATTGAAGAATATGAGACTGAAATACGTAAAGCATCTAAATCTGAACTTGCAGAAGCTCAGAAAAGGGTCTTTAGTGATTTCCTCTCCAAACTCTAATCATTAAAATAATAAAGCTATGTCAGAAGAAAACACAGAACTAGAAGACATCATTGAAGATGTCTCTGAAGAACAGCTTATTGCTAATGAAGAGCTTGTACAGGATCTACCTGAAGTCTCTGAAGAGCAAGAAGCATCCTTTGATGATTCCATCAAGTCAATTCTCCTCGGTGAAAAGAAAGCCGTAAAAAAGGAAGAAGAAGACGAAGAAGAATCTGAAGACGAAGACGAAGATGAAGATGAAGATGAAGATGAAGAGGAGATGGAAGAATCCACCAAATCTAAGTCTAAGAAAGAATCTGAAGACGAAGAAGAATCTGAGGACGAAGACGAAGACGAGATGGAAGAATCCACTAAGTCTAAGAAAGAATCTGAGGACGAAGAAGAATCTGAAGAAGAAGAGGACGAAGAAGAGCCTAAGGAATCTAAAAAGAAGGTTTCTGAAGCACTTGATCTCCTTATCACAAATGAAGCTGAACTTAGCGAAGACTTCAAAACCGAAGCTGCAACACTTTTTGAAGCAGCTATTGCAGAAAGATCTCTTGAGATTCAAGAAAGTCTTGAAGCAAAATACAATTCGGAATTGAACGAAGAAGTTGAATCACTCCGTGAGAGTCTTGTCGAAAGAATCGATGATTATCTTTCATATGTGGTTGAAAGCTGGGTTGAAGAGAACTCTGAGCAAGTTGAAAATACACTTCGCACAGATATCGCTGAAAACTTCATGTCTTCACTTAAAGACCTATTCATCGAGAACTATATCGAAGTTCCAGCCGAAAAGAGAGACCTTGTTGAAGAACTCAACACATCTGTTGAAGAAACATCTTCACAACTCTCAGAAGCTGCAACCGAGATCGAAACTCTTAAAGAGCAGATCGAAACATTCGAGAGAGCTGAAGTTATCAACTCGCTATCGGAAGATCTGTCAGAAACAGAAACACATCGTTTCAAGACTATCTTGGAAGACATGAGTTTCTCTGATAAAGAAGTCTTCTTCAATAAAGCTCAGACAGTCAAAAGTTCAATCTTTGAAATCAAAGAAGAAACATCTCAAGAAGAATCTTTGGTTGAAGAAACCGAAGACGAAACAGAAATCGTAATTGAAGGTACAACAGATCCTCTCACGAAGCTTCCTGCTTCTATGAGACAATATGTTGAAGCCCTCGCAAAATAAACCATATCACAAACAATAACATAGGAGAAATTCAAAAATGTTTAATACAGAAAACGAAATGAAAAAGTGGGCACCAGTGCTTGAGCACAAGGATGCACCTGCTTTCCAAGATTCACACCGCAAGGCTGTTACAGCCAAGCTTCTAGAAAATACAGAGATCGCTCTTCAAGAAGAGAGAGTACAATCTGGTTTTCTTAACGAGAATAACGTAACTACATCGGCTGTAAGTAAGTTCGATCCAGTTCTTATCTCTCTTGTACGTCGTGCAATGCCTAATCTCATCGCTTATGATGTAGCAGGTGTTCAGCCAATGTCCGGTCCAACTGGTCTCATCTTCGCGATGAAGGCACGTTACAACGACACCGCATCTAGCCCAAGCCTTACTAAGATTGGTACGGACGACGTGGAAGCACTTGGTCTCGACGAGCCACAAACTGCTTTCTCTGGTCCTGTTTCCACAACTGCTGGTGAAGCTCTTGGCGGAGATAATGGTGCTGCTTTCGGCGACATGGGTTTCACCATCGAGAAAGCTGTTGTTGAAGCTCAGACTCGTGGTCTTAAGGCTGAATACACAATGGAACTTGCTCAAGATCTTAAGGCAGTTCATGGTCTTGATGCTGAAGCTGAATTGGCTAATATCCTTTCGACTGAAATCCTTGCGGAAATCAATCGTGAAGTTATTGACACAATCAATGACAAGGCTAAGCCTGGTTTCACTCCAGATCCTTCCTCTCCATTCACTCCTGGCGTATTCGACCTTGCATCTGATGCTGATGGTCGTTGGGCTGTTGAGAAGTTCAAGAGCTTGATCTTCCAAATCGAAGTCGAAGCTAATAAGATTGCAACTGAAACACGTCGTGGTAAAGGTAACTTCATCATCTGCTCAAGCAATGTTGCTTCCGCACTTGCAGCCGCTGGTCAACTTGACTACACACCTGCTCTTGCTACTAATCTACAAGTAGATGCAACTGGTAATACATTCGCCGGTGTCCTTAATGGTCGCCTTAAGGTATATGTTGATCCATATGCTGCTGTCGATTATGTAACAGTTGGTTTCCGTGGAACTAATCCATATGATGCTGGTCTCTTCTACTGCCCATACGTACCACTCACTATGGTTCGTGCAGTTGATGAAAGCACATTCCAACCTAAGATTGGTTTCAAGACTCGCTACGGCATGGTCAAGAACCCATTCGTAGAAGCTGCTACTAGTGGCGGCGTTGGTAATGCTAACCTGAATCCATACTTCCGTAGATTCGAAGTTCTCAACATCAATGTTGGCAGTTAATTTTAATTAATTAATTTTATAATTTGAAGGGGTCTCGAAAGAGGCCCCTTCTTTTGTTTATAAATACACATATGAGTAACTTAACCAGCAATTATAATTTTCTTTCACCAACAGGATTTAAGTTGGTTGTGAATCATGATCGATTAGCTAATTTGGAATACTTCGCCACAAGTGTGACGCTTCCATCCTTTAACACTGGAGTCGTTGATCTTAATAGTCAGCAACATAAAGGATATATTCAGGGCGATATGACAATGGACGAATTATCTTTGAGAGTTGCCATTGATGAAGATATGAAAGTTTATACTGAGATGTTTGAATGGATGATTGAAAGTAGGGATGAAAAACTAACATCATTTGATGCAACTTTAATTATCATGACCAGTCATAACAATCCTAATAGATCTGTTCAATTTAAAAACATCTTTCCAGTAAGCATGGGCTCTCTTGAATTTAATACTCAAAGCAGTGACATTGAATATCTTCAGGCTGATATCTCGTTTAGATATGATGAGTTTAAATTCGTATAAATAATACCATATGATGAGTTTAAATGATATTTTAGAATCTTGGAAGAAAGATTCGGTGATTGATGAGCATGCTTTAGATGATGTAACTATTCAGACATCTAAACTACACGCTAAGTATCTTGAAATCTTCACACTGTCTAAGTTGCAGTTGAGGAAGAAAGAGATGGATCTGGAGCAAGTTCGAAAGGATAAGTGGCTTTACTACACAGGAAAGATGACACAAGGAGAGATGGATAAAAGAGGATGGTCATATGATCCATTTCAAGGTATGAGTAAACCTCTTAAATCAGAGATGGAAATGTACTATAGCACTGATGTAGATATCGTTAAAGTAAGATCTGGTATCGAATATCAGAAAGCCATTACTGATTCCCTTGAAGAGATTATGAGTAACATTCGATGGAGACATTCACACATCAAGAATATAATTGATTTCCGTAAGTTCACATCTGGAATGTAATTCAACATACCTTCTAGAGCCGATTAAAGAATCTTTACATTAATCTATTGATGATTAAGTATCCTTGTTAATTTGATCATAGTCATTCCTGTTCTGCTTTGATTTGATTATATCAATTATAATAGAATGTCAAGTTATGTCAAGATGATATCGAAGATTCCGCAGGAAAGATTAGAAATATATAGATACTATGATTAATGTAGAGAAAAAGAATGAAGCCACCTTATATTTGGGTTCAGAAGACTCAGGCATATTGATGGAAATCTCGGAGTTCTTTACATTCTATGCACCTGGGTATAAATTCATGCCTAGCTATCGTAATAAGATGTGGGATGGAAAAGTGCGTTTATATAATCGTATGAACAGTACCATTCCATCAGGTTTATTGAATGAGGTGCTTCAGTTTGCGAAGGATAGGAGTTATCAAGTGAATCTTTCGCCAGACATACAGAATAGATTCTCTTATGATGAAGAGTTTATTGATGGATTGTCACTCTGTAGTGGAGGTAATCCTATTAAGCCTAGAGACTATCAGAAGAGAGCATTTGAATTTGCTACTGATAATGGTAAGGCTATCCTAGTTTCTCCAACTGGTTCGGGTAAATCTCTTATCATCTATATGCTGATTCGATACTATTTACAAGAGGAGCTTGATAAAAAAGTTATAATCGTTGTTCCCACAACATCTCTGGTCGAACAGATGTATAAGGATTTCGCTGACTACTCAAGTGATGATCCAGACTTTGATGTTGAAGAGGATGTTCATAGAATCTATTCTGGTAAAGAAAAGACATTTGATCAATCGGTTCTTATCACAACTTGGCAGAGTGCTGTTAAACTTCCCACATTGTGGTTTGAACAATTTGGATGTGTCATTGGAGATGAGGCTCATACATTCAAGGCTAAGTCACTCACAACTATCATGAGTAGATTAGTTAATGCTGAGATGAGAATTGGCACGACTGGAACTTTAGATGGTGGTCAAGTCAATGAATTAACACTCACTGGTAATTTTGGTCAAGTGTATAAGGTAACGACTACACAGTCTCTCATTAAATCTGACACACTCGCCGACCTCAAGATTCAATCCCTTGTGCTTAAATATAGTGATAAAGTTAGAAAAGCATTTGGTAAGCAGACATATGCTGATGAAATTAGTTTCATTGCTGCTCACGAACAGAGAAATAGATTCATCACCAACTTAGCACTTGATCAAACAGGTAATACTCTAGTTCTTTATAATCTCGTGAAGAAACATGGAGAGCCTCTATTCAAACAGATAAGAGATAGGGCTGGTAAAAGGAAAGTCTTCTTCGTATCTGGATCAGTGAATGCTGAAGAAAGAGAGAAGATTCGTACAGTGACAGAGAAGGAGAAGAACGCCATAATTGTTGCAAGTGTGGGTACATTCTCCACAGGAATTAATATTCGCAATCTTCATAACATTATATTTGCATCACCATCTAAATCACAGATTCGGGTTCTTCAATCCATTGGTCGAGGTTTGAGAAAGAGTGAGAATGGTCAGGGGACCGTTGTGTATGATCTAGCTGATGATCTATCTTGGAAGAAGAGGAAAAACTACACACTAAATCATGCGGTTGAAAGAGTAAAGATTTACAATAAAGAAGGTTTCAGTTACGAAATACACGAAGTACCTCTATTATAAATATAGATGAATATATTATGAAAGACATTTTAGAAAAGATACTGGAAACAGAGATATTTACATATCGGCTTACCGATGGAAGTTACATCGTAGCCGAAGAGTTGGAATCTGATAATAATGTCACATATGTTGCACTTCCTGCACAGATAGTTTACACCGATGATTATCACTTAACAAATTGGAATATCACATCAGCATATGATCTAACAGAACTTAACTGTTGTAATATAGTAAGTCGCGCCGACGCCCCATTTGAGTTAAAAGCGCATTACATGAAATATTTGATGATATGTAGATCAAATCAAGATGAGGTCGATGAACGAATGAAATCACTATTTGATATGGATGATGATATTTTTGGTGAACTCGATGAACAAATCCCAATTGAGCATTCTAATCGATTCAATTGGAAGCCTGAGAACAATTAGAGTATTTCTTTTCAATCATGATGCGAAGATTAAACTTTAGTCTTTACATTTCAGTTAAAATCTATATTATAGTATATAATGAAACGTAAACCACAACACTATGTAAATAATAAAGAATTTTCTCAAGCAGTAGTCGATTATGTAACTTCCGTAGTCGAAGCAAGAGAGGATGAAAAAGATGAACCTAAAGTTACCAATTATATTGGTACGTGTTTCTTAAAGATAGCGGAAGGACTATCACATAAACCTAATTTCTTTTCATATACATATCGTGAAGAGATGGTTATGGATGCCGTAGAGAATTGTATCAAAGCAATTATGAACTATGATATCAAGAAGGCAACAAGAACGGGATTGCCGAATGCTTTCGCTTATTTCACACAGATTAGTTTCTATGCTTTCCTTCGAAGGATTGCAAAAGAAAAGAAACAACAAGAGATCAAAGAAAGATACATTGATTACGCAGGAGCAGATGCCTTCGCTGACTTTGGTGGTAATTGTGATTCGGAATTCATAGTAGATCACATCAGACAAAAATCACAAAGGATTAAAGAAAGAGATAATCTGGTTAAGGAATTCGGTAAGAAGACTAAGAGAAAAGAAAGAGCAAAGAAGAAAGTTATTGACTCTTTCGAGAATTTCTATATTATAGTATAACTATATGAAGATAGCAGTTATTAATGATACTCATGCGGGCATCAAAAATGGTTCAGATACATTTCTTGATTACGCTGAAAGTTTTTATACCAATACGTTCTTTCCTTATTTGAAAAAACATGGTATAAAAAAGATATTACATCTTGGTGATTACTTTGATCATCGTAGGTTTGTGAACTTTAAGGTTCTTAAAAGAAACTACGAACATTTCATTTCCAAGTTAAATGAGTATGATCTTACAATGGATATCATACCTGGCAACCATGATGTGTATTACAAGAATACGAATGATCTTAATTCATTGAATGAAATTCTAGAGCAACATGATAGGATAACAATCTATAATGAGGCTACTGTTGTTTCTTATGATAAACTAGATATACTTTTACTACCTTGGATATGTGAAGAGAACCATGATCGCTCAATCGCCGCGATAAAGAAATCCAAAGCAACTATTCTAGCAGGTCACCTTGAACTTGGTGGATTCGAAGTCATGAGAGGAATCAAGGCTGTCGATGGTATGGATAGAAAAATCTTTGATAGATTCGATATGGTTTTATCTGGTCACTATCATGCCAAAAGTTCAAAGGATAATATTCACTATCTTGGCACACAATTTCAGTTTACATTTGCTGATGCAAATGAAGATAAGTATTTCCATATATTAGATACAGATAAAAGAGAATTGACATCAGTTCGAAACCCTGATAGTATGTTTCATAAACTAATATATGATGAAGATAAGGTACCAGAGATAAAGAAAGATTATAAAGATTCATACATCAAGGTAATCGTTCTGAATAAAAAGAACTTGTATTCTTATGATAAGTGGCTGGATAAGCTTCATAAGGCTGAACCATTCGAAATTAAAATACTAGAATCATTTGATGAATATCTAGGTGAGAATGTAGAAGATGAAGGAATCACAACCACAGATACATCAACACTTCTAAACAGTTATATCGATTCAACAGAAACAGATTTGAATAAAGACATACTGAAGAAATTGATGCAAGAACTCTTTCTTGAAGCACAGAATATTGACGAGATTTAATGATCACATTTGAAAAACTATCCTATAAGAATTTTCTAAGTACAGGAGATAAAACCACAGTAATCGATCTGAATAGATCATCTGCAACACTGGTTGTTGGCGCAAATGGAGCTGGTAAATCTACCATGTTGGATGCACTATCATTTGCTCTATTTGGAAAGCCGCACCGTAATATCAATAAGCCCCAATTGGTAAATTCAATCAATGGTAAAGGTTGCGAGGTTGAGGTATCATTCTCTGTCGGTAAAAATAAATATAGGGTGTATCGTGGAATCAAACCAGGAGGCTTCAAGATATATCAGAATGATCAATTACTAAATCAAGAATCTCATAGCAGAGATTATCAAAAAGTTTTAGAGAGTAACATCCTTAAATTAAATCACAAGTCTTTTCATCAGGTTGTAGTTCTTGGTTCAAGCAGTTTCATTCCTTTTATGCAATTGCCTACAGCACAAAGAAGAGGTGTTATTGAAGACCTGCTAGATATTGGTATATTCACGAAGATGAATATTCTGACAAAAGATCGCTATTCTAAACTCAAGAATGATCTAATCAATACAGTTAATGAGATTAATATACTTACCGAATCGATAAGATTAAAGAAGAAGCACATTGATGAATTAAAAGCAATTGATCTAAAGAATTCTGTTAATAACACAAGAAAGATTGAATCTCTTAAAGATGAGCAAAAACTTCTTCAAAAAAGGAATACAGAATTACAAGAGGAGTTTGATATCAAGTGGCCCGAACTTAGTTCTCTTATAGAAGAAGCAACAGATAAAAGAAAAGATATAGGCTTTGAGAAGAACACTTGTAATCACGATCTGAAATCATTGATGAAACAGTCTAAATTCTTTGAGGAAAATGATTGTTGCCCTACGTGCGACCAAATTATCTCGGATGAATTGAAAGCATCTAAGAAATCAGATATAAAAGAGACCGCTGGATCGATTCAAGACACACTAAAATCTCTCGAAAACGATGATTTTTCACTTCGCGAAACCCTCGACTCTTTAGGTAATAAGAAGAAAGATATAGATAAACTTCGCACAGATATTCGTATGAATGAAGGCACTATCCAACATTGTATGAATCAGATAGAATCACTTGAATCCTCAGATTCAATTGTTTCAGTAGATACAAGCGAATCAGAAAATGAACTCAAACAAGACCAAGATTCTATTGTAGACCTGAATAAGAAACAACAATCACAGAATCATGTTAAGACATATATCGAAGCAATCTTTGAGTTATTAAAGGATACGGGAATCAAAACAAAGATCATTCGTGAATATTTACCTGTGATGAATAAACTTATCAATCAATATTTACAGGTACTAGATTTCTTTGTTTCATTCAACCTTGATGATTCTTTTAATGAGACAATCAAATCAAGACACAGAGATGATTTCTCTTATGATTCGTTTTCAGAGGGCGAGAAACAAAGGATCGATCTGGCTCTTCTCTTTGCTTGGAGACAGATAGCCAAGATGAAGAATTCAGCCAACACAAATCTTTTGATATTGGATGAGACATTTGATTCTAGTATGGATGCAGATGGAGTTGATAATCTTCTTAAAATTCTTTTCACATTAAGAGATGATTCAAATGTATTTGTGATATCACACAAGCAAGATTTACTAGAAGGCAAATTTCCTACCAAGATAGAATTTGAGAAGACTAGAAACTTCTCTGGTATAAAAAAGTAATAGGTTTGGCATATGAGATATTTGGATACATACAATAATACCACACACATGGTTGAATCGATGCTGAGCAAAGAAGATAATTTGCCCTCAAAGGAGCTATTCGAAACATATTTTAATGGAGTCCTCAAAATAGATTTCCTCAAAGACTACGGAATCGAACTCCAATATAATGAGAATTACTCTCATTTGCTCGAAGAATTGAAACGTATTCGTAAGTCATTGATAGCGAACAACTTGTAAACTTTAGGCAAGGCCCGAATTTTCTTTCATAACTTATTGATATTCAATGAGTTAAAGCCCTTTACAAAACGGCATTTATGGTATATAATATACCTATAAATGAGAAAGAAAAGAAAAGATAGAAACTACGTTTTATACCGTGTGACGATCGGAGCCGACACATATATCGGTCTCACGGTTTCCCAAGGCCGAGCATTTTGGAAATCCGTTAAGATTCGTGTTCAGAAACACATCTCTCGGGCAATGAAGGAAAACAAGGACTGGACGATGTGCAATGTCATTCGTGCAACAAATGAAACCATCTACTACGAGGTTCTTGAAGTTATTCGTGGTCGCAAGCCGGCTTATGGCCGCGAGAGAGAACTCATCTCAGAGTTAAATCCATCGCTCAATGATTTTTAATATGTTGACTATCAATGACTTATCAATTTTTGCAGAGATGAATTATACATATCATAACTCGTTGATACTCAAAGACTTAAAACCCTTTACAAATCCACAGAACCTGATATAATATATATACGATTAATTATGAATTACGAACTCCAATCCACCCTCGCCCGCCTTCTAGCCAAAGAGAACATTACTGTGACCCACGGCAACATGAAGACCGCAATGTTTGATGTTAAGAATCGTGTTCTTGGTTTGCCCATGTGGAAAAATAAGAGCAAAGATGTTTATGATATGTTGGTCGGACACGAAGTTGGTCACGCCCTTTATACGCCCTCAGAAGGAATCGAAGAATTCCGCAGAAAGTGTGGCGACATTCCATTTGATGTATGCAACATCGTTGAAGATATTCGAATCGAACGAATGATTCAAGATACCTATCCTGGCTTGCCGCGAGTATTTAAAAAGGCTTATACAGAATTGGTCGAAGATGACTTCTTTGGCACCAAGAAAAAGAACATAGCCGAATGTGGCTTTCTTGACCGCCTCAATCTACGAGGCAAAGTTGGTTCACTCTTAGCTATTCCTTTGAATGACGATGAAGAGGTGATTTATCAAAAGTGCCTTATGGCTGAGACCTTCGATGACGTTATTGAAATTTGTCTAGAGATCAAAGACATGCTTGAGAAAGAGCCGCCGCAACCTCAAAGTGAAGACGCCGACTCTGCTGAAGACGCCGACTCTGCTGAAGACGCCGACTCTTCTGAAGAAGCCGAAGATTCAGACCCCACGCCGGGCAATGAAGGTGATTCGGAAGACACCGATGGTGATTCAGAAACAGATGATGGCGAAGAATCTTTTACTAAGGCTTTCCAAGATGCAATGGAAGATGCGGCGTCTGAAGCCGATACATCCAGTCCCGATATCGAATCTGATTCAGAAGATGAAGAATCGGTCAACACTGATTCAATTCAGAATGAAGGCGCAGGTGACGGCGTATCAAAGCAATTCAAATCAGAAACCCTTTCAGATTTCGAAGAAAAACTGGAAGAGACCGTCGAGTCGCCCGAGGACAGAAATTTCACATCAGTGATGCTTCCTCGACCGAATTATATTTATGATGCAATCATTGGTTATGATCAGTTGCAAAAGTCGCGCCTCAAATTTTCTTATACAGCTCTTATGAAAAGCAGGCCTGATTATGCCGCTCAGGTAAATGATAGATTCATAACCTTCCGAAAGACAACCAAAAAGAAAGTTGGAACTATGGTTCGTGAATTCGAACAACGCAAAGCGGCTTATCAATACTCTCGTGCGAAAGAAAGTCGCACAGGCAAATTGGATGTTAATAAGTTACATAACTACAAGTTGACCGACGAGATTTTCCTCTCACAAACTAAGTTGGCTAACTCGAAATCGCACGGCATGATTTTTCTATTAGACTATTCTGGTTCAATGAGTTCCGTGCTCAAAGATGTGATTGACCAGACTCTCAATTTGGTTACCTTTTGTAAGAAGGTTGGAATTCCTTTTCGAGTTTATTCCTTCACAAATACATGGGCAACAGCAACCAAAATGACGACTAAGCCCACATTCAATGAGGTCGATTTAGGTGATGTGCTTCTTGTAGAACATATCACCAGTGAAATGAATAAAACGAAATATGATGAGGCTTTCAAATCTCTCTGGTGGACAGTGAATAGCTGTGGGGGCAACGCCGGAGATTATGATCAACTTGGAGGCACACCATTAGATACTGTATTGACCATGATGCCAACAATCTTGACAGATTTTGCTAAGAAAAATGGAATACAGAAAACCACTTTTGTTACCTTGACAGACGGTGATAGTGCCCGCCTTAATACTTCACATGAATGGAGTGAGGTGAAGACTTTGAAGAAGATCAAATGCGGTAGTAAGATACACGAAATTCGCAACTACACGGCGACGAATGATCTAATGGAAATGATCAATCAATTGCCTGGTATAAACACTATTGGTTTCTACCTTCCTAATCACAAGAAAGCAGTAAACAGAATCCTACACCGATTCATTTACAATTCTAAGGATATGCAGAAAGCCAGAAAATTACACGCCAAGAATGGTTTCTCAAGTGTCAAGAATCTTGGCTACGGTGCCTATTACATTTTAGATTCAGATGTCGGCATCAATGACAGTGATTTCATTACAAAAATCGATGAAGATGCTGCCAACTCTCGAAAGGCTCAAACCAAGCTAGCAAAACAGTTCGGCGAGCACAATAGAAAATCCCGGCAAACTAGAGTTCTTCTAACAAGTCTTGCTCAACAAATTGCTTAACCAACGAAGTGAACTGGATGTCTAACTCATTGAATATCAATAACTTATCAATTTTTACTAAAGGTTCGAAACAGTCTTGTAACTATTTGATACTCAAAGACTTAAAACCCTTTACAAATCCCCAAAACCTGATATAATATATATATAAGATTGATTATGAAAAATACACTAACAAATGAAAATATCGCCTCCATTCACCAAGTGATGGATTTTACTAAAGCCCCGGTCAAAAAAGGAGCCATCGTCGATGCCGGTGAGAGCCTCGGAATTGATCGTTCTAGCATCCATCGAGCTGTTAATTCAATGTTTTCGAAAACATCGAAACGAGGTTACTACACCTTTCCTATTTCCCAAGTCACGGGTGAACCAATCATCGCTGATACTCCGATTTCAACGCCGGCAAAACCTGCGGCGCCGACTCCAGCTGAGAATTTCAAACTGGCGACCACAGTTTCCTCGGTTGTCGATGATGAGATTCACATTCCAACAGTTGACCGCACATATGTCAAGTGGGGTGAATTCAAAACCGTGGCTGATATTCTTGCCGCCGGCATTTTCTACCCATTATATATTGAGGGCATGTCTGGAAATGGTAAAACATTCATGGTCGAACAAGCCTGTGCAAAAGCAAAGCGTGAATATATTCGAGTTCAGATTTCGCCTGAGACGGATGAAGATGATCTTATCGGTGGTTTTCGACTTATCAATGGCGAGACAATCTATCAAAAAGGTCCCGTAGTCAAGGCTATGGAACGTGGAGCAGTTCTACTGGTTGATGAAATTGACCGTTCGACTAACAAGATCATGTGCCTCCAAGGGGTTCTTGAGGGCAATCCTGTTCTTCTAAAGAAGACCGGTGAAGTCATTACTCCAGCTCGAGGTTTTACAGTTATTGCCACCGCAAATACTAAAGGTCGTGGCTCTGATGATGGCCGATACACCGCGGCAACGATTATCGATGATGCTTTCCTAGAGCGTTTCGTAGCCACAATCGAACAGGAATATCCTGCCCCCGGCACTGAGAAAAAGATTTTGGTTAAACACGCCGAAAAATACGAAGTGAATGACCCAGAGTTTATCGATAAGCTGGTCGCCTGGTCAAATGTGATTCGTAAAACATTCGCTGATGAAGCCGTGGATGAAGTGATTTCCACTCGCCGTCTCTGCCACATTATAAAGAGCCATTCCATTTTCGCCAATCGCATGAAATCGATTGAGATGTGCATCAACCGTTTCGACTCTGAGACCAAGGAAGCCTTCCTTGACCTATACACGAAGATCGATGAGTCCGCTAATTTAGAGGAATTCACTCAAGAGAAAGAATTTGCCTCCGAGGCTGACAACCACGACATGCCATAAACACTTTACTATCGAGGGATACGATAGTAATTCATAATCATAATCAATCGAGGTGGCGCCCATTACGGGTGTCACCTCACTATATCAAATTTTATATGAAAACAAAACCAACTAACCCAAAAGATTCTTGCGGAATTAAAAAGGTACCCATGAGTGGCATGCCTATGAACGTTCTGATGGAAGCAGGACTTGTTAAACTACACGGCGACTTAAAATATGGTCGCTTTAATTGGAGAGAAGCGGGGGTTCGAGGCTCTGTATATTATGATGCCTCGATTCGCCATTTGGCGGCATGGTATGAAGGTGAAGACATTGACCCAGATTCTGGTGTTCACCATATCGCTCATGCAATTTGTGGTTTAGCCGTTCTTCGTGATTCAATGATAAGAGATAATTGGACAGATGATCGCCCGCCACCAAGTGAAGCTGGTTGGATAAAAGAATTTAACGAGATCGCTGCGAAGATGATCGAAAATAAGCTAAAATAGATTTGACATAAAACCATAACCTGATATAGTATATAACATGAAACTAAGTAATGAAACAATAGAGGTGCTAAGAAATTTCGGCGCCATCCAACCAAACATCGTAGTCAGCCCTGGTTCGACTATTTCAACACTGGCAGAGGCAAAACACATCTTGGCTGAGGCTCAGATCGATCAGACCTTTGATTCTGAATTCGGCATCTATGATGTGAATGAATTCCTTTCTGCTCACAGTCTTATTGAAGACCCCGAGCTAGAATTCCTTGACAGTCATGTTACTCTGAAATCTGGCTCGGCAAGTGTGAAGTACCACTTTGCTGATAAAGACATCTTAACAAAGAAGACTAAGGATATTAATATGCCACCGGCTGATATGTCTTTCACATTCACCGAAGCAAATATTAATAATATTCGTAAGGCAGCTTCAAGCCTTAATTTAGATTCTCCAACACTATCACTAATTGTTGAAGATGGTAATATTGTAGCCCGAGTCCTTTGTACTCAAAATCCATCTTCCAATAGCTATTCATTGGTCATTGGTAAATATGATGGAGATGATACAGAAGCAGATTATCGATTCAACATTGATAACTTGAAACTTATTAGTGGTGACTATAACGTGGATATCAACAACAAACTAATTTCCAACTGGAAACACGAAACAGTAAGTGTGCAATACTGGATTGCACTTGATAAAACATCAACAGTATAATAATATGAGTGAAGAAAACCAAACAGAAGCAGAAGCAGTAAAACCAGATGTCAGCCTCAATGATTTTATCGTGATGGTTAAGTTGATTGACATCTGCTCAAAACGTGGAGCATTCGAAGGGCCCGAATTAAAAGATGTTGGTACTCTTCGAGGCCGACTATCAGAGTTTGTTGAATATCACAAACCCGAAGAGCCAGAGCCAGAAGAAGAGCCAAGCGCCGAAGAAGAATAAATGATACTATGGTGGGTGTTTGAGTGATATCAGACACCCACCATCTTAATCTTGACCCGCCAGACTTATTACTATATTATACATTATATGAAAGAAAATTTACTATGGGTGGAGAAATACAGACCTCAAAAGATTGAGGATTGCGTTCTACCACAAAAACTGAAAAAGACATTTACCGAGTTTGTTAAGAATTCCGATATTCCTAATATCATCCTAGCTGGTCCCGCAGGGACTGGAAAGACTACAATCGCCAGAGCATTGTGTAATGAATTAGGACTTGACTGTCTGCTCATTAATGCCTCGGAGGAAAGTGGTATCGACACCCTTCGCAATAAAATTAAGCAGTTTGCTTCTTCAATGTCCCTTGATATGGAAAAGAAGTATAAAGTGGTTATTCTCGATGAGGCTGATTATCTAAATGCGCAATCTACACAACCTGCGCTACGAGGATTCATTGAAGAGTTTTCTGGTAACTGCCGATTTATTCTTACGTGTAATTTCAAGAATCGTATTATTGAGCCACTCCATTCTCGATGCACAGTTATTGATTTCAACGAAGTGAAAATCAATGACCCCAAACTGGCTTCGCTCTTTATGAAGCGATTGCAATTCATCTTGAAAGATCAAGGCATTGAATTCAATAATCAGGCTATTGCCAATCTCATTATGAAACATGCTCCAGACTGGCGCCGTGTTATCAATGAGTGTCAACGTTACTCATCGTCTGGCTCACTCTCTCCAGAGATTGTTACTACAGGTGAGAATGAGATCAAGGAGTTGGTGAAGTATCTAAAAGATCGTGACTTTCGACAGATGCGAGCTTGGGCAGCAGCAAACTCTGACATTGATTCTTCGGTAGTCTTTCGACGGATTTATGATTCAGCATATGACATCCTTGAATCTCAATCGATTCCACCCGCGATTCTAATCTTGGCTGACTATCAATATAAAGCGGCATTCGTAAGTGACAGAGAATTGAATATGGTTGCGTGTTTAACAGAACTCATGTCCAGCGCAAAGTGGAAATAATTATATGAGTAAATTATCCCCGTTTGATTTCTTAGGTTCAATCAACGAGAAGAAAGGTTATCTCTTCACTGACTGTCAATCTGATAGCAGTGGAGAGGCAGCCCAATTAGATTCTGTTGATCGTCAATATCCTCCGTTCATGGTGAATCGTGGACTATCATATTTCGTTGATACAGTAATGCTGTCGAATGAGATGAATCAAAGATTCGGTCTTGCAAATAAGATGCAATATGATTTCTTATATCACGGCATTAGAAAGAAGCGCAGGTTCTCTAAATGGCACAAGAAGGAAAAAGATACAAAGGATATTGAATTGATCAAGGAGGCATATTCATATAATCGTGAAAGAGCCGAAGAGGTTTATGACATGATTGATATCAAACAACTTCGCAAAGATATGGATAAGGGTGGTATGAAAAAAAGATAATGTATAAATACATTCATAAGATAAACAAATAATACTATGAATGAAGATGACATTATAAAATGGACACACGATGATATGCTTGAGGTTCTCTTATCAGAGCCTGATGACTTTCTTAAAATTAAAGAAACACTTACACGAATTGGTGTTTCATCAAAGAAGGATCATAATACACTATATCAAAGTTGTCATATATTACATAAACAGGGACGATATTTCATCGTACACTTTAAAGAACTCTTTATGCTTGATGGTAAACCATCGAACTTCACAAGAGATGATTTGAGTCGCAGGAATACAATTACAACACTATTATCCGATTGGGGTTTACTAAATATCGTTGATGAATCAAAGTCTGAAGAGAAGACTACATTAAGGAGCATTAAAATCATTTCCCATCGTGATAAAGCGGAGTGGCAGTTAGAATCGAAATATTCGATTGGTAATACTAAAAGCGTTTAATGAAAGCACATTTTAAGACAGATCTAGAAGCAACAATTTCAGGTTACTTTAATGGTAACAAATTCATTCGTACAGTTACACTATTAGAAGATTTGGTATTCTATACAAAGGCAGGTGATTCTATCACTGTTCCTAAGGGTTTTGAGAGTGATGGAGCGAGTGTGCCTAAAGTATTCTGGTCAGCCTTTCCACCATTTGACACATATCTACCTGCCGCGGTCTTACACGATATTCTATGTGTACAAGCTCATGACGATAAGTGTTTATATACCTCTAAGGAAGCAGCTGATATATTCTATGAAGCAATGCGAGTATGTGGAGTTGGAAGAACTAAAGCACGAACGATGTATTATGCAGTCCGTTACTTCGGACCTAAATGGAAATAAACTAAAATCGAACTTTAAATTAATATAAATAACATATATACATGGCTTGGCAAAATATACCTAATAATCCACGTTGGCAATATGACGACGCTCCACTTGACCCAGGTGGTGCAGAAACTGCGCTATGGGCGACTAGCACAAACGGTGTTCGCACAAACGCCGCAGGTGACCAAATCTATGTTAATTGTAGACATAAACTTCTACACTCAACACAAGATTCTTTTCCTAATGAAATAAATAAAACATTTTGGATTGGAGTCGAACCTACTGGTATCATTCTCATTGACGAACTTGACGGCACCGCTGAAGGTACGACGTTGACCGTAGCGGCCACAGGGCGTGCCGCGCGCGATGTTACTAGCTGGCAAAAAGGCGAGAATAGCGCTTGGAAGCTCGGAGTAGGAAATACATGGCTTTTTAATACCAGCAATGTAAATGGTAATACAAGTGATGGTGCTATGGTAAAGATTATTAATCTAAGTGGCCACGGATTGTCAACTGAGAACCAACTTCAGATCAACATGACTTATAGTGCTTGGGATAATATCTCACCCTATGATGATTCTACAGAGATTGAGGTCTACGTTCATGTATGGGGCTTGGTTGACATAAATTCGACCGATGCATCCGGTGTCGCAAACTTACTTTCCCAAAACGGAAATATGTGGGCGGCGACCGACTCCCTCGCCGTGTTCGATATTTATAATTTAGGGAATGGCACCCAATTTACAACCGGCTTCGCCGATGATGGTGGTAAAGGTGTAGCCGCAATCAAATTAACGCCCACGCAAGACACTGGAACTGCAGCTCTTGCCGATGCGGTGGCTTACTCCACTACGATTGATCTCAGCGGATATAGTTTGAACACACTTGCGCAGTATGATTATTTTGTGATCGGCATTGCTAAAAACAGCGACAGCGCATCCGACAGACAGTTTGCGATCCACGACATTAAGGCCATTGCTAGCACAGGTGCATAAGAAGTATAATATAAATAAACTTTTAAGGTAACACGCTGTTACTTTAAATGAGACGCCCTCGGGGTCTCACAACAACATAACCCTGCCTAATAGGAGGAACAATAAATGACACAATACACAATCCCACGTTCGTGGACAATTGGTTTTGATTCTATCTTTGATAGACTTGAAAGCACTCAATCA